TATTATTAGCAAGCACAAGATGTTAAACTTAATCCTACTAAAGTAGATGATAGAGAATTAGCCAATTTCTTAGCCGGTTCTTTCTCAAATCCCTCAAGGACAACAGTATAACCATACCTGTCTGCAAAAGAGGTTCCAGTTTCGGCAGTACCACTTTGTAGTGCCATACCAAAATCTTCACCTAAATAAAATACATCACCTTCATTCGTCTCAACAAATACCTTCATATCGGTATTTTGAGCCAAGAGTTTGATTTGATTTCTCGTGGATTGTTGTAATTTCAAAAAGACCAAATTGACTATTTGATTATACACCACGGTACCATTTTCTAAACTCGCTTGGATTGTCTCAACAAAGTTTGATGTATTTTTTTCAACTTGGAACTGATATACAGTTCCACCAGTAGCCCCTACTGTAAGGATTTCTTGGTCTGCGTTTTCAGTTGTACCGGTCACGCAACCTGCGATCACATATACATTTTTAACACCACCAACCGCATCACGACATCCTTTACAGACGTTAGATGATACGAAACAAGATGAAAAACTCATAACTTTTGTTTTTTAATTTTTTGACTTTTCAAGTCGGTTTATTTTAGGTTAATCCGTTTGTAATTACAAAGTTAGGCCAAGCAATTTGAACTCCAATTTTGAAGTTTGCTCTTAATCTAACCTCGTCAAAATCAACAGAGTAGAACATTTTTAGATTATCCATGTCGCTAAGCAAATCCACTCCTGCAACTACGTAGCCCGCGGGAACCAACATAACAAGGTTTGAGTTCAACAAACCTCCAACAGGATGAACCAAGATGTTAGTTGCCGGATGGAATGTTTTGAACTCCTCATAAGACCCTTCAGGGTTGAAGTGGTAGTAATTAGCAGTTCTGTAGTTGATTAGATACTTTCTGTAATTTGAGTGAGACATAAATACAACCCAGTCAGTTCTATTTACAACATCATCAGGGATTTTTTCAATAAGATTATCAACTTGTGCTAATGCTGTTGTTGAAGAGATTGCTGACTGCCCAGTCACCACAATACCACCAGTCACCGTTGTGGTTCCTGTTCCTTGTTGTGCTACTAATTCCTTCAATCCTGAGAAACAAGTTGTTCCTGATTGAGCGCCCCAAATAGTGTTTTCCACATATTGTGAAATCTGTGCTACTTTTAATTCACTTATTTGTGCCTCAAAAGGAACTGTCTCTGGTGTTGAACCTGGAGTCAATAACTGACCTAACCAGTAATTATTCAAATCAGCCGGACAAAGTGTCTCGTTGATCTTATATTGGCACACAGTAATATCTCTCTGTGTGTAGATTGTTGAACCTGATGGAGACCATCCACAAGTTCCGTCTTGAACGTATAAATCACTGTTTAATAGATTTATCGCTTGTGAGCCTTTAACCCCTGGTTGAACCTTAACCAACTTAATTGTCTCACTTTCCAAAATTGCTCTTCTAATCAATTCTCCACCAACTTCATCTGTGTAAGTTGATAATGAAGATAAATTGAATGAAAAGTCATACTTTTTGTTTGCCATAACTTTAGTTATTTTTTTAATTTAATTTATTTTTTGTTGAAACCTTGTCTAATATTAACAAGTTGAGAGATGTAATCATCTTTCGCTTGGTTTATTTCAGTTTGAACTTGGTTTTTACCCATTCTTACTGGTTCTCCTGCGGGTTCCTTCGCAAACTTGGAGACCTTCTTTTTCATTTCCTCTTGGTCTGCTACGATACTATCAATTTTTTCTTTGATTTCTCCTAATACAGCCATTAGTTCCTTTTTGAAACCTTCCATATTGTCGTTTCCTTGTGATAGACCTGGCGTAGTCATACCCATTTCTTCCTCTACCTCTTTTTTGTCTTCGGCAAGAAGTTCAACATTTTCTCTTTCGGTAATTTTTCCGTCTTTGGTGATAATCTTGATGAGAACTTCTTTACCTTCTGTGTCTTTGAGTTTCAACTCATGCTCACCATCGGGTGCTAATTGTTCTTTTCCATCAGGACTTACTACCATAACCTCTTCACCTACATCAAATGTTGGGGATTTAACTAACGTTCCATCCTTTAGCATCGCTTCTACGAAGTCTTGTTTTTGTTCCATATTTTCATAATTTATTTTTTGGACTAATCCGTCCTTGATTGTTATTTTGGTTGTGTCGTCCAACTCAAACTCACCATCAGGTGCTGGTATTTGACCGTCTTTATTTATAATATAAATAGGTTCTCCAACAGCCAAATCACCTTCGGTGATAATTTCGTTGCCATTTTCTTTAATTTTATAAGAATTGAACTTATTCAAACCCAGCAACTTGTTTATTCTGCGTAAAGCATCTTGGTATTTCATATAATTTGTTTTAGAATGTTTTTGATTTCTTTAAGTATTTTATTGTTGTCGGCACTAAACTTTGCTTTTTCAAGAAAATAACCTTGAACGGAAAACCCATTTAATTTACCTTCTTTGACTTTTTGCCAAATAGCGTCGTCATCAATCTTAATAGAAATCATCCAAGTTCCTTTTGGGTAATTCATACCAAAAACTTGTTGTTTATCTTTTTCTGGATCATCAACAATCCAACTCTCAACCACAGATACTCCATTCAAAAATCTTCTTCCGTGTTCTACATTTGTCTTGTCTAATAACTTTTCCAACATAAACTTCTGTTGAAGTTTCTTTATAGTTTCAAGTGTGAAATATACATAATAGATTTCACCAGTTATTTCATTTCTCCTAATAATCATTTTATCAGGAACCATGGCAGGGCCGACAACCATTTTTTCCTCCATACTGAATACAGAAAAACTCATCTCATTTCGTATAGATTTTAATTTATCTGCCGCCCAATTTATTCCTGTTGTTCCACCCCATCCTAACCAAGCAACATAACCTCTGTCCTTCCAAGGCGTGTCTTTGTATTCTGGTGCTACTTCACTATTTTTTTGATGTCTTTGGAAACCAGACATTCTGGCTATTGTTTCTTCACTAATGTTTTCACCATTACATAATTGGTTTGCTCTAATCCAACCTATTTGGGTCATTCCATCAACTTCGTCTCCATATTCTTCTTTCCACTTGATTACCTTACAAGCGTTATTTCTTGCTGAAGTAGGATAGTCGTTATATGCCTCAAAATCTTCTACTGATTGTTTTAGATATTTTGGATGTTCCTTTGGTAATAAATCATTATCACCTGTATATTTTGAGTTCTCAGGTCTTCCTGTCTTTAACATATACAGAAACGCATTTACACGAGCATAAGCCCACTGTTCGGCTGACTTTACCTTTGGTGAGTGTGAAACATTAAAGGCTCCTAATCCTCTTTGGAATACTGATTTTAATGAACCCAAAGTAGCACGACCATTCTTGGTATTACTTTCTTTTTCGTTGAAGTCATCAACCTTTTGTTGTAATGTTTTTTCTTGTTCGGCAGATACTTTTGCTCCTCTTTTACCTGAAGCATCACCTTTAGCACTACCTCCACCTTTTGGGTCTTTGTTTGGTGTATCACTCTTTGGGGCTTTATCACTTTTATTAATACCACCTCTTGGCCCTATTTCAGCAAACTCTTCAAGTATTGCCCCATAATTCATCATAGGATTATCACTTCCACCGACATCATCAGGATCTTCATCTTCATCTGTCTCATAACTTGTGTCTTCCTTTGGATGTGTCTTACAAGGCATATACAAAGTTTTATCACCATATTCGTGGGGATGCGAACCCTCACAACCAATCAACATAGCAATTGCTTCAGCGTCTTCTTGTTTCTCAAATAAAGGTAATGAAGCAAGGACTGGTCTTTTCTTTGGTTTTGAGATTTGTTCTACATAAGGTGATAAAGCACTAACATCAGGATTTGATGCTGCGAACCCTACTCTTGGTGGAGTATTACCCGCTTCTATTGTTGCGGTTGTTCTTGTATCTGGACCTGGCATATCGTCCTCATCTTCTACTCCTGTGGTGATTTTATCATTATTGATAATTCTACCCTGTTTCTCATACATAAGTTGAACCCATCTGTGGGCACAATTATATGAACCGCGCCAAGTAAAAATATCATAACCATCAGGCCCAACCTCATTAACAGACCTCATAGACATTTCCATAATATCTTCAATACGGAATACTCTACGAGCAGCCATCATTTCTTTACAAAAAGTTCTGGAGTTTTCACGAATTGGGCCAACATACTTATACCTAAATCTTACATCAGGAGTATCTTGTGATGATGGTAAATTGGGATTACTGATAATTTGGAAATCTTGTTTCCCTACTGATTTAACAGATGTAATCTCCCAACCTTCTTTTTCAAGAAAACCTTGTGGTTCTCCATAAGCGTGAAACATCTGTATGACTTGTGGTATTTTTTCCTCAGCAAGAATATAGTGAGAACATTTGCCGTCCTCACAAGGTGTTTGTTCCTCTTGATTAAAGTATTCAAAGTTTGCTTCGTGTGCTGGCATTTCTACCAACGCAATACCATCAAGCCCCGCTTCGTCGTCTCCTTCCTGAATTATAAGTTCAATAATTTTAGGGGTCATATAATATTAAATATCAATTTTTTTATAAAGTTCAATTTTTTATATTGTTGAACGAGTTTTGATGTTTCTATCCATCATTTGTTGATTACTCATATCACTCGCAACTACATAAGTTTTGATAGGTGCTTGATTTAATGATAAACTATTTTGTAATTGTGATAATGCTTGGTCTTGTGAGAATGAACCTATCGCAAGTCCTCCATCAGCAAATCTTCTACCTCCACCAATAGAATTGATTGATGATAATAATGGTCTAAACATCGCTGTAGATTGTGCGTTTATTACACTCTCACCATTACTTAACATCGCAGGGATTAAATCACTTTTGGGGCCTCCCATTCCTTGAACCAATCCTCCTGTTGCCATTCCTCTTGGTTTTGGGACTGATGTGCCAGATCCAGACGAACCTCCCTCACCACCGCCTCCACCAGCACCAGGAATAGGTGTTTTAGCAATATCACTCACGGCTTTGAAACCAATTAACCCTGTGGCTATTGCTTGTACTATCGCATAACCTGGTATTGGAATACCTGCGAATGCCCTTAACTGACCTGCTATGGCGGCATATGTATTGATTAAAGACGCCGCTATTGCGAGTGCCTTACCTTCTTTTGTGTTTTTACCAAGAATATCCCCTAATGCGTTTAATGCCGCCGCTGTAGCCGCTAATAATGCTTGTTGTGCTTGAAACTTCTTTTGTTCTATTGTTATTTGAGTTTCAGCATTAGCCTTCAAATCAGCCGTTTGTTTGTCCCTGATTGCCTTGATTTGTTCTGCGGTCAATCCTTCACGAGCCAGTTGTTCCGCATAATATGCTTCGTCCAACCTTCTTTTCTCATCAAGTAATTGTTGTTGAAACTGTAAGTCCCCTTCAGCCGCCTTCATATTATCTTGGAACTGTTGGTCTTGAACCTTCTTGTTTTCTTCAGCAGTTTTTAGTGCTCTGTCTAAATCACTTCTAAACCTCTTGTTATTCTCAAGTATGATTGTAGCGGTGAGTTGTTTTTGTTGTAGTTCAAGTTCCTTAACCCTTTGTGCCTCATCTTCTGTTAGGGTTCCAACTTGTTCTTTTCTTTTAGCATATAAAGCAAGTTCATCACTTATAGTTTTCTTTTGAGCCGAATATATCTCGTCTTGAACCTTTCTTGCTTCAACCGAGTTTTCGTTGGATAAATCTTTGACTAAACTATAAGTGATTGTGAGGTCATCTATAATTTGTTTGTTCTCTTGTTGTTTTGACTTGACCCTATCCTGAAACGCCTTTGTATCAAGTTCTTTTTGTTTGTTGGCAAACTCTGTCTGTTTGTTTAGATAATCAGCATCAAGTGCTGTAAGTGATACCACATAATCCTTATACTCTTTTGAGTTTTTTGGATATAATGCCTGTGTCTGTTCTAATAATAGTTTCTTTGAGTTATACGCATCTTCAGCGTATTTTTTCTCAATATCAAATCTTTCTTGTTCTGTTTTA